TGCCAGCTGGGCTACGGGAGCTAAGCGGTCCCACTAGGATTCGAACCTAGGACAGCCGTGTTAACAGCTCGGTGCTCTACCGACTGAGCTATAGGACCAAATTTTAGGAAAATTAGGACGTTTGCCTGACAGACAGTTTTAAGTCCCAGAGGGCTACCGCCCTAACTTCCCTATGTTTCGGGCAAGGATTTGCACCTTGCAGTAGATAGTTTGTTTGTGTTCACCGAATGACAAAGGGTGCATCAAGATTGACCTTTGTGGTTTCCTCCTGCTATCCGTCCACCCCTGCGTTACCTATTCCGCCACCGAAACACGGACAAGGATTCAAACCTTGCACAATACCCCACAACCCATCCATGAGGTATCTCGTTTTGGTTTAAAGTCTAAAACGGGATTGGACTATACTTCGGGTAAGGATTTGCACCTTACAATTGGTCATTGCCCTTTTCGTCAGTATTGGACTCGAACCACATCTGTCGATCACCAGTCGACCGTTCTACCGATTGAACTAACCGACGACTCAGGCAATGTGCGTCTACTTATTAACCTATTCCGCCACCGAAGTAGAACAACAGTCAACTTTATACCCGTTGACAAGGCAATAGTTCATGGCATATTTTACGTCCCCCATCGGGAAGGCAAATGTTGTTCTTTATTGCCCCAAGATAATTCTTGCATTTAGTTTCATCTTGCATATACGGAAAGTCTTCCCGCTTTAGCAAAGCTTTCGAAACGGTCCACTGCGGCAGAACCTCGCCCTTCAAAGACCACAGGGCCGAGGCACACTGTAGTACAAACTTGAAAATTTATAGCTTCGACCGTTCCACGACTCCCCTTCTTATAGTCGGAATTTCCCCTCGAGTGGCGGGTACTGTTGTATCACGCTCCTATTGTTTCGCGCGGCCTGGTGCTTCAGGCGGTCTACTTTCTATTTAGTACCTAGGATAAATAGAATGGGTTGCTATAATTTTTTTACACTCGTTTTAGAACTTTTCGGTCGAGCGATACCTCACCTAGGGCGTTCATCGCACATGAGACGCGGGTCATTTGTCGTTCTCCGCCGCGGGGCTTCATCCCCACACGTCATATCCTGTCAGTTCAGGCTTTATCTAGGTTGAAATCGGAATGACAGGATTCGAACCTGCGGCATCCTGGTCCCAAACCAGGCGCTCTACCAAACTGAGCCACATTCCGTAAGTAGGGAAAAAGAGACTCGGACTCTTGACCTTTCGCTTATCAGACGAATGCTCTAACCAACTGAGCTATTTCCCTAAAAATGCACCTTACTTTGCCTCTTTATATAGCGTTTGCCACTATGCCACATATCTACTACAACTCCCATAGGGTCGAATTACGTAGCCGGTGGTAGTTTAGGTGCAGTGAAATCCATGCTAACGCTGATTTTAACGTCTTACTCTGACGAAGTCGGAACACCGAGAATCGAACTCGGGTCACTGGTTTATAAGACCAGCGCACTCACCACTGTGCTATGTTCCAATGACAAGACCGGTGCGAATCGAACACACGCCTCTCTGATTTGGAGTCAGAGCGTACTTCCAGTTATACGACGTCCTCATATAAGTGGGAAGGGTTGGTAACGCTCCAACTCCTATGGATTTTCAGTCCATCGCTTCTACTTAGTTAGCTTCCTTCCCTCGAGGGGACTTTTATTTTCTGTCCCCGTCTCACTTTCTGTAATAAGTATATATTATTTTTAGAAAAATTTCAAATTTTAATTGCCCTTCTTGTAATTTAACCGAGCATCGAATACTGTTGTTATATCTTCTTGTTCAACCCAAGTCCCGCTTACTTTTATATAGGCTTTTGAAAATTGTTGCCAAGGGCCGCTTACTCTTGCATATAATACAGCTCTTGGCGCGCAAGTCACTGTAATTGTATGAGTTGCTGTTATATTTGTTAATTCATAGATATAGTTGGCAACTTTTTTACCTTGTTTATCAGTAGCTTCTTCATACTGTAAAGAAGAAGTTTTATCTACATTATTATCTCTTAATGTGACTTTCGCATCTGCCTCATTTGGTACAATTAACAATCTATAATCATATCCTGCTAATACAACGCTTTGACCATCAGGATACATTTTTGCATCATTGCCACTTGAAGTTACAAAGTAATATTCAACATCACCAAAAATAAATACTAAACTATGTTTTTGTGTAATATTTGTTAAGGTGTATGTATAAGAACCACCGGCACTTGTTGCTTCAACACTGGTTACCTTCCACTGTAAATTATCATTATTACTATTACTTGCATCGTCTTTGCCATATTTAATATCTATAAAGTGTTGACCTGCAGGTACTTCATAAGTAATTGTCTGAGGGTTTGCACTATTTGAACACATTGCAAGTTGATAGTTGTTTGTACTATCTGAAGGTGAAGAACCACCACTACCAGCAGTTAATCCATCAGTAGCAACAGCTGTATCAATTTTTCCAAATAAACCATAATCATAATTTGCCTCTGCATAATTTATATAAGTAATTGTTACAAGACAATTACTTTCAAAATCACAATTTAATCGCGCCACAGACGCAGATTTATTTACACCATTATTTGTAGATACATAATATCCAGTAGAACTGTTTAAATTAAATCCGTAACTGGCACCCGACACTTGAGTTGTAACTGTATATGTGTTAGAAGGAGGAATATGGACTAATTGATCTGTAATGTCCACTCCATTATCTAATGCAAGTGTAAGTTTAGGATCAAGAGGTTCAATTGTAACTGTTTGATTTGTCCCTTCTTGAACACGTGTTGTGCCAGTCCCAGGATCAGTCTGCGCATTAATACTTGAAATTGTAATTGGATAATAAGTATACTCTGGATCTTCTTCTGGTGGTATGAATGGGCCAGACTCATCAATTAAAATTGTATGGTCGGCCGCAACGTTAGAAATTGTATATGTCCAATAGTATAAGTTTCCTGTTGAGGGAATCTCATATACTACTTCCCATGTAATACCACAAACAAGACCACCATAATATCCAACTGTATGCCGCAGCTTTGCATTCTGTAATTCAGCTCTTGTCCAAGTACCAATATCTTCTAAGGTATGAGTTTGATTTGAAGTACTTGTAAATTCATAATACTCACCCTTTGCAGTAGAACCAGCATATGCTTGCACTCTTGATACATGAGTAGAATCAACAGTAGAATTTTCTCTATGACCATTAACAGTAATACTTACACTTGTAATTGTTGCATTCTCTGGTATATCACTAAAATCAAAAGTATACTCAGCATAACCTGTGCTATTTTGAGAAGCATACATATTGTTAGTAGAACTATAAGGACTTTCAGCACTATGTCCAATACAATATGCAGCATATGAACTACCACTTTGAATACCCGAAGTCGTATGAGATTCTGGGTATTTTTCTATGGTATCACCAGTTGGCATTAAATGTTGTTCTAATTGTTCTGTGACATCAACATCATTATCAGTAACTTTAACACCCTCTAAACTTTCACCGTCAATTCTAACTACTGCAATATTACCTTCAGTAATCTGTTGTGTGGCCGGTGAGGGCACAACACCACTAACCGTACTGGTAGCGGTAACTGTATGATAAATAGGTATTGTATAATCAACTTCAATTTCAGCACCATAGATATACATATATCCTGTAGTGTTTCTTGAAGCTCTTCTACAGTTAATTCTAATACCTAAATCATTGCCATATGCTACTAAACTTTCCCAGTCTTCACCAATTCCAGTAAATGTATGTACAGTTGCAGTGGTTGTAATGGCATCCATCGTAGAAGTAATTTGTGAAGTTCCATGACAAAGCTTTGGAGCGTAATTTGAGTTTGTGGAAATACCACTTTCTCTTGCTTTTAATTTAATACTCCACGAATTTATAATAGCACCACTAGGAATGTCATCAAAATTAAACCCACGCAGATAAATATAATAAGAAGTTGTACCTGTTTGTGTGTTTGTTACTGTTGCATATGTATTGTTATCTGTATTATTATACATATTATTTGCATTTGATACAGATAAATAAGTACTACTTGATAAAGCATATGTAGAAGGTACTAATCTAATTGTTGCCATTAATTAATACCTCCTTAACTTTGTAAATAAATATCACCATCTTTTCCTAATGAAGATGACGGCGCGGTAGAACCCGTATAATATGTAATAAATGAAAGGGTTCCAGATACACCGAAAATATTTACTCCACTCTTTATATTCTCTGCAACTAAGTCACTGTCTCCCGCAATTGTCTGAATACCAGTAAGCCACTGATTTGAGGAGATAGTCTGATTCGTAGTGCCAGGAGTGTATGTGGCGGCCGCCTTTGTCGCAAGACTTAGTGCGCCAGACCCAGTGGTAGTTATCTTTCCACTTGTCCCCGTTGTAATATACCCTGCTGTAACTGTAGGGGTCACGCTTGAACTTCCTGTATATGTGGCAGTAACTACACCAGTTGAACTATTTATTGAAACTGTTGGGTTGGTTGTAATAGTAGTCGCTGGTGTAGTGGCCGCGCCACCAGATATACTTTTTGAAGCAGAACTCCCATAATAGCCAGCTGGCGCGACTACTGTCGCGCCAGATACGGATAAATCACTAGAAGTTTTAGATAAAATTGTTCCTGTAACTCTAACCCCGGCTTTGTTATGCGCGGTAACTCCGTTTAACATAGCCCCTGCAGTAACTGTATCTTCAGTTAAATCAATTAGGGTAGTATCCCCAAATGTTACCTTATTAATCTCCATTTACCACCTCTTAACCGATGGCTGCTGTTAGGCCTCCGGCTGCATTTTCTGTTTCCACGTATGGAATCGCATTTACTATAACCTGTGTTAAGTAATTGTATGTAGGTGAATCAGGAATAACGGTTTGTTGTGTTTTTGTAGGAGTTACTGTTTTAGACTGAGCAGATACATCCTCAGAACCACTCATTGTACCAGTAACACCAAGGACGGTTACGCCCTCTCTAATATTTTCAGCTACAAGTTTTGCTTGCTCAGTAGAATCAATTGTAACTACACCTGATCCATCATGATAACCATTTTGAATTGTATAACTTCCATCTAAAGTAGAAATTGTACCGCTCGCTGCGCCCCTATTAGGCATTGTACCAGTGAGCTTATTACCACCTTTATAGAAAGTTTTTGATAATAGAACTTCAGCAACTGTTGCTGTTGCATCTGAAGTGTCCGCATCAAAAGTGCTTGTACCAGTTGCAGTTGTACCATCGGCCTTATGGAATGTTACGCCGCTTTGTACGTCAGACTCTGTAACTGTATCAGCTGTTAAGTCAATAAGGGTTGTCCCTCCAAATATGACTTTATTAATTGCTTTATCTGCCATTTAATTTATTCCTCCGCAATATAAACCGTGTATCCATCAGAAACATTACTCGTCTCATAATATGGAACTTTTAAAACTACTACATCTCCCAACATTTTTAAGCCGTTCGTATGAAGTACGTTTGATTCGTAAGCCTTGGGTGTTACTGTATACTCGCCTGTGTAGGGGTCTATAGCTTCTTCTCCAACGATTATAGCAGACAAACTACCTGAAAGAGATTCTTTCTCAGTAGTTAAATACCCTATTAATATTTCATCTGGTTGTAATCTACCTACAATCTCTCCTTTAGTTGTAGATAAGTTACCCGAAAGAGATTTCTTTTCAGTAGTTAGATGACCTATTAATACTTCATTTGGCTGTAGTCCGCCTATAAGAACCCCATCCATTTTAGAATACCTCCGGCTCTACATAAAACTTATCCGAAATAAAAGTATCTACAGTACCATCTTCCATAGTGATTTGAATATCATAAACATACATACCAAATTTTAAACACTTTGTGTCTTTTGGGTCAAGTTGTAAAACCATAGTATCAGTAGGAATGTCCTTTATCACTAAAGGATTTGTGTCAACGTAGGCTGTTTTGTCATGCTTCATTTCACTGTGTTTTAAGGCGAATCTTATAGTATCTCCTGCGGCGGGAATGTAGTCTGAATCGTTTTGCTTAATAATAAGCGTCGCGCGGAGTGTGTCCCCTCGCGTTAAATGAATTGTATTCCCGTCAAACTTGTACATTAATTTCCTCCTATACGACTTAATTTTACCGTTTTAGCAAAATTGAAAATCTTTAAGATATATTTGGTCACAATAAACCTGATATATTCTCTTTTAATAAGTGAAAATTTTTTTCTACAACTCGAAAAATAACAGGAAGGGACACAAGATATATTTTATTTTAGCTTGAAGAATAAATCTAAGAAAATTTCTTCATCATAATAAGGAATGGTGCCAATCTCTCCAAAGAAATCTTCAGAAAGATCATCAAAAATACTTGTAATTTTTGGACGAGAAATCATTCTGGCGCCATTAAAGCTATCTTCTT